AGATTTAAACGCTTATTTACTCCTTCATTAGTGGCCTCAATAGTTATGTGATTACAAGCAGAAGATTGATTCAAAGCATACAACATATTTTCATCCATTACCAAATGATGAACGAGCATATCATATTCTTCTCCTTCATAAGTTATATGTCTAACAAAAGAATATTTGATTTCATTTGTAATTGTTAAATTTATACCCGCCAAGAAACACATTTGTTTAATCAAATAAAGAACCTGCACATTCGGGAAGCCCTGATTGTCATAAATGTTATATTCGTTTAGATTGGTTGTCTGTCTCAGTTGTGCATTTAAATTATTATAATTTAAGACTTCTTCTTTCAGTTTCTGAAAGTCACTCATAACAGTTACAACATATTGGTCGTTGGTATAATCTTGTTTAACGCCGCAGACATATCCAGAGAAAAAAGGAAAATTTGTTGAACTATTTGAATAAGCTCTGATTACATCATTCTTCGCTGGTTTGGGGTAATTATCACTTAACACAATTTCAAATTGTGAAATGATTAAAGTTTTATCTCTATTCTTTGCTGTCATCGTTGGGACTTTGTCACAACTATCTACATAATCGTTTATCAAAATTGAATTATTGTGTCTGAATATCGGGGGCATTATAACTCGCTTAAATTCCTATTCGATTTTGTCAATTTATTTAATTCAGATTGCACTACTTGTGCGATAACTTTATTACCAACCTTTATTGTTATAGGTTGACCGCCACCGCCTCCGGAACGTGAAAGCGTCATTGTCTGTGCGACTATCGCATCTTTAATTTGTGAAAGTATAGGGTCTGAACCTGAACCAACTTTATTTTTTGGTGTTACACTCACCCTCTCTCCACTTTCAACCATTAAAGGATAACGGTCATGGTTATATCCGGCAGGAACTATAAAAGAACCACCCGCTGCCATCTTCTTTATACCCGTAGGGGTGCCTTTGAAGTTACCACCCAGATGGTGGCCTGCCCTACTCGCAATCAAAGATATTGGCCCGCCAGTAACGATTCCTATTATCCCAGAAATTATCCCAATAATCCCAGAGACAATACTAAACGCTTGTGATAATTGTTGAACAAAAGTCTTACCTGCAAAATCAAAACTATTAGCAATATTATCAGCCATATTAGACATTGACTCCATACTGCCGACCATATCACCTACGTCTTGTTTGGGTTGTTCCATATCCAATCCCGATTCCGGCTTTACCGGCATTTGTCTCAATCCGCCCGGTCTCAATCCACCGCCACCAGTCCCTTGTATACCACCTCCCATTCCTCTAACTGCGGTTTCTGCCCCACCTCTGGATATTGCGTCAACTATACCAGCGATTCGAGGGTTCACTGGTTCAACAAACTCTTTTAATTTTTTTGTTTTTTCTAACTCAACATTTAATTCCTTTTGAATCCCAAGTTCTTCTTTTTTTAATTTTATATATTCTGATTGTGATACGCCCGCTTTTATAAGTAAATTAATTTCATCTAATCTATCTTGTTTGGCTTTTGACCAAGGGGTTGTTTTTGCCCCTCCTCCGGTTGCAGTATCTCCAGGTGTGTGTCCAGGCATTATATATTTACTAAGTCTTGCTAATCTTTGTTCAGCGGTTTCCCATTGCTTGGTTAGAAATTCCCACACACTTATTTGCCCACTTAGTAAATTACTGACTCCAGTTGCTATTCTATCATATTCTTGCCTTAATATTTTACCGCCATTTACAAAAGTTGTTACGAAAAAGAGGAAAGCCGTACTAAGCATCAACCACGCCGGTGCAAGTTTCTCGCCGATTGTTTGTTGTTGTTCATCTAATTGGTTATTAGTATTACGTAATTTATTGCTTGCAGCACCCATCTCTTCTTTTAATATTCTAACATTATCGTTTAAATATTTCATTACGATGGCATATTGTTCAGCAGGGTTTTTACTTTTTCCAAGTTCTATTTTCATCCTGCCTAATGCGATTGTTCCTGTATTTAATCCTTTTACTACTCCTCTTGTCGCCTGTATTAAACTAACATTAAATTTACTCGACAAAGCCATAATCCCCGGAGTAAGTTCTGAAATTTGTCCTTCTGTTTTCTTAAAAGCTGCTAATAAAGACATCACAGTAATTATTTCGGTATCAGAATATTTTGTACTTTCTTGCAAAGCATGCGCCTGTTCAACTAAAGCATCAGAATTGTTTTTTAAATTTGCAGTGAGTTTAACCACCATTTTATCTTCTTCTGTATATGACTCCACTGAGCTTTTCAAGAATCTCCCAATGGCATAAATACCCAAATAGGCCCCGAATGCTTTCCCCATTCTTTTAAAACCAGCAACAAATTTTGATTCTGTCTTTATTGTTTGAACTTCAATAGACTTCAGAGCTGATTGAACTTTCCTTAATTCTGTTTGTGTAGCTTTTATAGAGCCGAAAGGTGCATTAAAATATTTCTTTGTAGCTAATTGTGCGGTGAGCTTTTTCTCTAAAGCAGATAAATCTTTTAATCTTGTCTTGGCAAGTGTAACATCAAAATTAACAACTCTTTTACGTTGTCCGGCTTGAAATACTTTATTAAAATCCTGTTGGATAGAAGTTGCACTTCGTTTTGCAACATTCTTTATACGTTCAAAATCTTTTGTAAGTTTTGAAAGGTCGGCACGTATCTCATAATAAAGTTCGTCTATTTTTTCAGCCATTACAGCAAGCCTTTACTCTTAAAATATTCCAAATTTTCTCTGTCTTTATCGATAGTAGATTTAGGTTGTGAAAACTCAAACTTACCACCTCCATAAAAACTACCTAAATTCAGAGACCGCCATATCAAACGCCTATATTCAGTTATAGGTCTTTCTTCAATCTGAGACCTGTCAATATTTAAAACACTACTAACGAGGTCTTTAATAATTTCCCTGTCTATTGTTTCCCTTGCTGTGAGTCCACTTTTTTTTTATCATCAGTCTGGACGCCTTCTAATTCATAAACTACCTGGACGATTTCGAGTATTTCGCTTGTAGGCAGTTCATTCATAAGATTCTTCCAGCTTAATAATTTCTTCAATTCCTTATATGTCTTTAAAAGTCTATGCCTATTGATGAATCTCCATATAGGTATCTTCTTATAATCTATAAATATCTTTTCGTAATTGTTTTTTAATCCACAGTAAGCGATATAAGCCAGTGTAAACAACTGTCTTGATTCTGTTGTCTGGCCATTACCTGCGGTGGCGAAGTCTATCAAATCCAGAATATCAATCGCCTTGCGTTCCGCCAGGACAAAATCACGGTTTAATAATTTTACCGTCTTTGTTTTCAATTTAACTTTCTGTTAATGTGCCGGTGATACGTCCGGTATATGCAACCTTCACAGCGTCATCAATCGTTCCGGATATTCCTTTTGTCAACAATATCAAATTGCCCGAATAACTTGTTGTCCCTATTCCACTATCGACTAAAGTTAAAGTGCATTCATTCATCCTTGTAACGATTGAAGCGTGTGTCCAATGTGTTGGGGTTGTCCCACTCGCAATAAACTCAACTCCATCAGCATTTGAAGCCGCACCAACGTTCATAAAATTATCATCAGTAATCCAATCCGTTAATCTATAAGCCGCACCAACAACTAATGCCCCACTTGTTTTGACTGTTTCCTGTTGATTTAAAACAATATCAGCAACACCCGCTAATTTAAAAACATTAAAAGAAACGTTTATTGTTCTTCGCCCACCCAGGAATTCTGAATATCCTAAAGTGCTTAAAGTATCTGTAACATCAATCTCTGAGTAAGCATCATCAACTGTTATATCAGTGACTCCATACTCGACTAAATTGTAGAGAAGTGTTCCTCTCGCAAATTCTGTTTTTGCCATTTCTATTCTCCTTAACTATTCTGTGTTTCAGATAAAGCACCGGAGATACGCCCCGAATAACTTACCTTAACCGCATCATCGATAGTCCCGGCAATACTTTTACTCAATAAAATTAAATTGCCTGTGTAATTAGTGTAAGCTCCTGCTGAATCTTCAACTTTCAAAACCATCGAAGCTGAAGCATTCAGGGTTTTGTCATCTACACCTGCCGACTTAAAAGTACTGAACGAAACCGAGATACTCCTGCGTCCGCCTAAAAACTCTGAATAACTATAAGTGGTAAGTGTATCGGTTACATCTATTTCTGAATAGGTGTCATCAATCGTTACATCGGTTACACCTATCTCACCGCTATAAGTTAACGTTCCTCTTGCAAATTCACTTTTTGCCATTTTTTACTCCTTTGTTAATCTGATTCTGAATTCTGTTCTTGTTTGCCAGCGCCCGGATTCATCTCTTGTGCTTTTCGGTGCCGTTTGGACATCAACCGAAATAGTCGTGAATCCTGTAGCTGTTAAACTTGATTCCCTTTCATCGAGAGCCGCTATAATTGCGTGCCCTATGCTTTCAGTCTGATCTGCTGTATTAGTTTCACCGTAAATCATAAACTGTATATAATATTCGTAATAACTTTTTTTAGTATCTTTTGAAATAGGCGAAGCGTAAACGGAGAAAACTGTAAACGGGAAGATATTACCTTGCTTCGCCTGGACGTAATGCAATCCCCCGGCGCCTGCAACCGGGTTGACTAAAGTATAAATATCTTGTCTTAATGTAGCAATCATTTTTTCTTCATCATCTTTAAGAATATACCTTTAATTCTTTTTTTATTATCTAAAACAGCTGGTCTTAAATAAGGCTGAGCCGACATTTTATAAGTTCCGTATTCCACATAAGGTGCATATTTAACTTTCGTCCCAATTCTTACAGCGTCATCATCTTCAGGTTTTGATACTGCTGTTGATTGCTTCGCAGGCGATCTTACTCTGCTTACATTATCAACCGTTGCATAAGTAATTGATGCAGATAAATTATAAGTATCTTTTGGGCAAATTCTTTCAGCTTCTTTTTCAATAAATGCACCAACCGCTTCTAAAGCATTTTTCTGTCTTTGTTTTATCAACTTTAATATTCTTACATTGCTTAAAGGTTTCATCTTCTCTGCCTTAAATAAACTTCCAGATGAGGATTAAAACCAAATCCATAACTTTGCACTAATGTAATATCGTAAGTCACACCCGAAATAATCATATAATCTTTTTCAACAATATCCGCAAGTTTAACATAAACCCTAAAGTCTGCAACCAATTCTTTCTTCTCGTTATATATATATTCGTCACCACTTATAGGCTCGAATCTCCCACGTGCGTTTATCTTTGCAACTCCGGTCCGTATAGTCCCACCGGAACCATCAGAAACTTCAGTATTTCTGTAAGTAATAAAATCTACATTATAAAGATCTTCAATCATCACCAACTCAACTTTTTATATTTATCAAACTTCTGCAAAATACTCTTAGGCATATCGCTAAAATACGTCACCGAATAAGACCCCGTTGACTCTGAATTTATATTACTTCCGCTTTGTTTGCTTAATATATGACCGTAAAGCTCGCTCACTGGTATTTTTAATCCTAACGGGTATCTTACTTTAGTTATTGTTATAATTCTTAAACCTGAAGGCTCATCTTTTAATGTTTCCGGAGGTGCAATCGAAAAGTCAAGCGTCAATTTGCCTGCAGTTAATCCATCTTCAGCAATAGTATAAAGACCATCATTTAATAACGACCCTTCAACAATAATATCATCATAGTTCGAGAATCTCATATAAATGAAACTCAAAAGACTATCGTTAATTGAGCCATCAGATTCCATAAAAGAAAGCGCACTTGATTCGACCCATACTAATGGGTCTTTGAATTTATTCTGCAACAAATCATAAACAATATAATTTCTTACTATCGGATATAATCTATCTATAAGCGTATCATAAGTGCTTACAGTAATCTGTAATAAGGCTTTTACTTCCTGTTTTGTAATTAAAGCCATTAGCGTCCCTTCAATATTTCGTCAAATATGGAGTACAAACTCCCTTTATTGTTACTGTTTTTTTATCTACTAATGTTGTTTTTAATCTGATACATCGCCAGGGATAAAATATACTTGGGGCCAATGGTATCGCGCTCCCGGTTGCTGTTAAAGCAATCTGTATATATGCGGTCCCGTCCGCTTTGACTACGTTAAACCAATCTGCGGCTACACCGCCGTTTATACTCGTCTGAAATGTAAGCGAATCCGTAAAACTTGCAGGTATTAAAAGCCCCGATAAGCTATACCCTATAGGCACATTAAAACTATCCGAAGTCACAGATGCAGTGGCAAACACTATATCAACGTAAACTTTGGTCTGCCCGTATATTATTAACGATGCAAGTAATATTAAAAATAAAGTTAACTTTTTCATTTGTTCTTCCTCGCTTCTTCAATCAATAAAATTAAATCTGTTTTCTTTTTCGTCTTTGTGATCACTCCCAACTTATCAGCCATAATTTTTAATTCAATTTGATTCAATCCGGTGAGATCAGTTGTGAGCAATTTATTGGCTGCTTCTTGCTTAAGATATTTCCGCAAACATAGACTTATTTGTCTATCATTGCGTGCAGCCTTAATGACTGTGCGTAAGGGTATCTGCACAAATGCTTCTTCGGGCATAAAATTTCCTTTAGTTAAAGATTAAAATTAAGGGAGTGTTTTCCGACTCCCTTTGTTAAAAATCAATTAAGGTAAATAATAAGCCTTCAGATACCCAGCTGAACTTGCAGCCCAAGTAATCTGTAAGCATCCTCTAATTGCGCTCGCACCATCTCCGGTTGCTACCGCAAGTCTATCACTGGAGAAAATATAACCATTTAATGCACCGCTTGTTATAGCGGTCATTGTTAATGAGCCTTTACCGGCTGAGACTCCAAACCCAGCTGTAAATATTGGGGATGTATTACTATTAGATGATATAATTATTATCATCAATTTACCTTGCTTCGGATATGGTATTTCCATTGTATTCGAAGTGTTAATTGCTGTCCCTTCCGTACCACCAACTACAAATAAAGTATCAAGTGTGATCGATGACGGGGTTATTTCTGTTATTGCCATTTTCTTTTCCTTTTGTGTTTGTTTTAATTAAATATCAACTCAGTCTTAAATTCTTCTCTCTTCTTCCCAAATATTTTCTTTATATTTTCTAAATCATCTTTATCAAAATCGTTCCAATGAGGGCAACTTGTTTTAACAACCCACCCTATATTTATTTCTTTATGACTTGTGAACCCGCCTTTAACTGGATAAAAAGGATATAATTCACAAGCTAAAGGTTTATCTTCCAACGTGCATCCATCCAAGGAATGATATTGGCAGGGTGCCTCTAATCTATAAAGTTCATCACTAATCTTCTTTGCTCTTGGATTCGGTAATGCATTCAATTCATTCAAAGAAACAGCGGGGGCGTTATCTCCCTTACAACATAATTCACATTCTTTACATTTGTTCATCAAAAACCACATAATCTTCAACAGTGTTTATTACTCCCTGATAAATTTTACCCATTGGTGAAGGTGCATCTGCAAAATCATAACCATATAATCCACGATAACCTTTACAAACTGCTGTCGGTTCGTTCACAATCACGCTGACGCCCTTACCTCTTGCATAGCCTATCCAATAATCTGTGCTTTTAAGTTGTTCGTGATATTCATCGAAGTTGCTCATATTAACGCCATACAATTCTATCAATGTTGCCCCTAAGTGATAGGCATACCAAATCATATAAGCTATTGAAGACTCTGAATATCTTAAAGGCATTTCTTCCAATGGGAATGCTACCGAAGTCGGGATCTTCTCGTGTTTCTTTAATGTCATATAAGGGATTTTATTTTCATTAACATATTCGATTATCTTTGATTGTATTTCTGAATTACAACCTCTTTCTAAATCAGTCCCATCTATCTTGTGCATATCCCAAATCATAGTAAATGGTCTTAACAAACAATGAGAATGTATGCCCCATACAATACCTTCGTATGGAGCATTTTCCCAACCATTTGCTTTGCCAACTATAACGATTTTCATTATGTAGCCACTACCGTCCATCTTGGAAGCATTTTACCTGCATCAGCAGCAGTCAATAAATTACCACAAGCAAAACTTAAATCAATTACATAACAGTCCGCCGGAGTTGTTATCGCCGCAGCAGTTATCAATCTGTTATTTATAACATCAAATACACTTGTGGCATTTGTGACTATTGTTCTCGCAGCCACTGAAATATAATTATCAGCAATTAAACCACGTCTTGTGCCAGTCATAGTAGCAGTACCAGTTTCAACTATGCCGTCATTAGCTCCGCCGATTATAGTATTACCTTTGATCATCATATCATCGATAGCACCGGCACCAATATCAATAACATCACCTGTAAAACCACCAACGAATCTACAATTGATTATTCTAACGTGCGGGCAGGCTGTCATATCAATAGCCACTGCTGCAATCAAAGTCCCATCTGCTCTAAAAGTGCAATTATGAAATTCAGCACCCCAGCAAACTCCAGTCAGTGTCATAATCGCAGCCACCGATACTGGTTCAAAATTTACATCGAAGAATCTACATCCGAATCCTGCATTCACAGGAGCATGATTTCCCAATATATTCGGACCATAATGCCCATTATAAGAACCAACCCCTATCACATCAGTCTTCTGAGGAAATATAATTAAATCTTCAGTGAAACTATCTCCAGCGATATAAATCGTATTTCGTCTCGCCCATCTATCCGAGCCTCTCGCAATATCTGCATGTGAGGCTGCGAAAGCAACCGCTAACGTTTTGTAAGGGAGCGCCCAACTATTACCAGGGTTAGTGTCAGATCCGGAATTACCATCTACATAATAAACGGTCCCACCCTTATCTGTCCGAAGATACGCGGCTGTTAATTTTTCTTTATCTTTTCTTGCTATTGAACTCATTTTATACCTCCTTACGCTTCTGCGGTATAGTCAGCATACCATACCCAGGTTTTGTCAGGTCGGATTATTTTAGCACCATAAAGATGCAGTCCTTTAACAGCATCGCTGAAAGCATTCTCAGGTCTGTAAGCGAAGACTGAAGTTATCTGTTCTGCGTATGCGAGACTTTCGCCTTCTATACCTGCTAAGTTTGCAGTACCAGCCCAAGTTGTAGAACTTGTTTTATAAACGTTAGCAGAAACATAAACATTAAATCCAAGTATTCTACCTACAAATCCATTCTCCCAAATTACATCATTTTGCAGTTTTGTAGTTAAACCTGCAAGAACCATTTTTGTATGAACCCAAGGAGCTACGCATAAAAACCTTCCAGGTTTTTCAACTCCATCAACATCCATCGCTTCGCCTATCGCGAGGATTTCCTCTTCAATATTTGTTGATACTAAATCTTTCGGAGCGGCTGCTGTATTCTTTGCTTTCCCTGCCTGTGCATAAAGCCCTAATATATAAGCATCGGCAGCATCAGCGAGTTTATAACCGGCTCTCTGGACTACTGTACTCTGTAAAGCAACATTCATTTGAGCTGCATCAACATCATCAATTTCAAAGTTAAATGAATAGCTTCGGTCAATGAGAATCTCTCTTTGAGCAGCAGCTAAAATTTCAGGTGTTAGTGTAGTCACGTTTTTTGTATATGCTGTGATAGTTGGATCTGCAAAGGAATTAACCTTTACTCTATCACCTGCGTTTCTTATCTCCCCCTCGTATGAACGGTTAGCAAGTCTTACTGCAACGAGATTCTTTTCTAAACCTAACTGCACCCTTGCACTCCATATCGACGGGATAAAATTGTCAAGTGCCATATTTGTTATCCTTTATTTTATTTTTGTTTGGAATACCAGTCGAGTGATTTATCGACCTTATCCATATTTTCTTTCGCTTCCTTCGGTGTCAACTTTTTCAACTGTTCCATCGTATAGATACCATCCGGAGCTTCTCCATCACCGGCTTTAATACCGGCTCTTTTTATTTCGCCAAACATATCAGGATAACTTTTCTTAAATTCTTTCAGGTATTCGTCCCAAACAATATCTTTGCCGTTATTTTTAACAGATTTCAGTTTCCCGCCATCAATAACCAACTCATCAATATTAAATTTAGTTTCAAGCATATCAACGTGCCTTCCACCGCTTTCTCGCAAAGCATCTCTTAATACAAATCGCTTCTCTGCTTCAACTGTTTTTTTAGCTGAAGAGTCTGTGAGCGCTTGCATTTCGGTTTGGAGTGCAGTGTATTGTGTTTTGTATTTACTGCCTTCACTAATTTGTTCATTGAGTTTTATGAGTTTAGTATTAAGACTGTCAACCTGAGATTCGTAATCATTCTTTAATTGATTAACTGAATCAAATCTGTCTTTCGGAATCATCCCTTCTTTCTTAATGAAGGAACCGTCGTCAATTAAAAACTTCTGACCTTTAGGATGAATTAAAATTTCATTCTTATCACCAAGTTTTACCGTGACTTGCTGGGAGAGTTCCTTGCCTAAAATTTCTTCTAAGTTTTCCATAATACATTTGTCCTTAATTTTTTTTTCTCGATTCGTTGTTTTACGTGATTACCGTCTCACGTTTCAGTCTTTTGTTTTTACATCTCAAATACTAAAAAGATGAATCTCTATTGCAAACATAATCTTTTTTAATTAAAAACAAAATCAAGTCAGTGTTTGTTTTCCCGCTGGTAGTTTTTCTTCTGGAGTTAAAAGCGCTGGTTGTGTTGTGACTATTGGCTCAACGCTGGCTTTTTGCTCTTCTAATCTATCAAATTCATCTTCAACATTTTCAACCCAAGGATGATGCTGTAAGATGGTTTCATCGCTAACCATACCTTTACTCGCAACTGCATTAGCAATCTGTTCTGTCTCATTTATCATAATCCCAATTTTAATAACCGGCTTAATTTGTTTATAATCTATTTCAATTCCCTGAGAGTTTTTTATATCCTCACAAACAAACCAACTTAAATCTTCAAGTGCTTTCATAAGTTTACGAATCATTTTACCTGCTTTCATATCTAAACCTGAGTATAAAAACTTTAAAGCTATACCTGAAGGCGAGCCTCCAAATTTATCGTTACTCATATCAACACCCATCCCGAAGTGATAAATATCTTCTCTTAATCTATCTAATAAGCTATCTCTTGCTTCTTTCGGTATTGTCAAAGTTATTGTATCAACACCCGCACCTTCTTCTGCACTTATTTTTATTGCTTTATATGTTTTTAAGTTTCTCATAAACTCTGATAAGTCCTGACCTTCGTAACCTTTAAGAACGTAAACAGCATCTTGCATGTCTTCTAAATTATTTGCAAAATCTGCTTCGACTAAATCGTGAATATCAATTAAAGATTTTACACGCCTTAAATCATTTATTTCTTGTGTGTTGTTTTTTAATCCTATAAAAGGTACATAACCCCACGAGCCGGTAAGTTTCGCATTCGGGTTATCGGTATTATATTCAACCCAGTGCCCTCTTGGATTCCCGCCTTTATTCAATTCATCAATATCAAGTATAAAAGTTTTTGCATCCTCTGATTGAATGTAATAAGTAACCTGTTGAGAGTCCCACCATTCTGCTTTAATTAGTTTTTTAATTTTACCATCAGGCTGGACAACATCAACTTTATAATAATTTATTACTGACTTCAATTCTTTCTGATATACTTCATCATATACTGGAATTATTTGTTCAGCAGGGACAATAATAAAACACAACTCGCCTTCTGTGTTGATATACACATGTAACCATTCAACCCCTTTGTTTGATGAGCCGGTGATCCAATCAATCACCAAATCGTTAAACTCTTCGCCTAAAGCATCAGTAAATATTTTTTGATTATCAGTAGCCTCTGTTATCGCTGCATTTGATTGCTGCTCTTGCTGGATTGTGAAAGTTACAGGATCACCCGCAATATATTCAGCCTTTTGATCAACCATCAATTGATGAAATGGATTAACTGATTTATTGTTCGCTTTACTTCTATCATAGTATTTTTGCTTATCAATCCAATAGACTATTTCACGGAAACTTATTTTATGCAATCCTTCATAATAATTTATTCCGTCTTTCATTTCTGTTTTTACATCTGAATACATATCGCTTTCAATCAACGACTTTAATACTTCCGAATCGCTTATCGAAGTGAGATGTAACTCTTTCGCCAATCGTAAACGTAAATTAAATATATCTTGTTCTGTAATCATCTTAGCACCTCTATTCCTGTTTTTGTTAGTTCTTCCGAG